AAGATTTTTAATATCTTGGGTACCACCTAAAAATTTACAAAATCAAGTAATTATAAAAAATGGTATTAAGTATCCTGGTAATGAACACGTTGGAGCTTTCGGTTGTGATAGCTACGATATATCAGGCACTGTAGATGGTAAAGGTTCTAATGGAGCTTTGCACGGTCTCACTAAATTTAGCATGGAAGACGCTCCACCTAATCATTTCTTTTTAGAATATATATCAAGACCTCAAACTGCTGAGATATTCTTTGAAGATGTGCTTATGGCTTTAATATTTTATGGTATGCCTATACTATGTGAAAATAACAAGCCAAGACTTTTGTATTATTTAAAGCGTAGAGGTTATAGAGGTTTTAGCATGAACCGTCCTGACAAAGTATGGAATAAGCTTTCAACAACAGAAAAAGAAGTAGGTGGTATACCTAACTCTAGTGAAGATATTAAACAAGCACACGCCGCTGCAATTGAAACATACATAGAAGATCACGTTGGTTTTAAGTCTGGTGAATATGGAGATATGTATATGCAGCGCACTTTAGAAGACTGGGCTAAATTCAATATTAATAATAGAACAAAGCACGATGCTTCTATTAGCTCAGGGCTTGCTATTATGGCTTGTAACAAGAATAAGTATAAACCAAATAGAGACGTTGTAAAAAACAAAGTAAATTTAGGTTTTAAAAGATATGATAATAAAGGATCAATTTCAAAAATAATATAATAGATGCAAATTTATACAAATACAAATAGCGCTTTTCCGGACCAGGTAGTACCAGATGCAGAAAAAGCAACGTGGGAGTATGGTCTTCAAGTAGGTAGAGCTATTGAAGGAGAATGGTTCACTAATTATCGTGGTGCTTACAGGTTTAATACTAATTATAATAATTTTCATAATTTAAGGTTATATGCTAGAGGTGAGCAGTCTATACAAAAGTATAAAGATGAACTATCTATAAATGGTGATTTATCTTATTTAAATTTAGATTGGAAACCTGTACCTGTTATACCTAAGTTTGTTGATATTGTTGTTAACGGTATATCTCAAAGAAACTACGAGATAAACTCTTATGCTCAAGATCCTGAATCTACTTACAAAAGAACTAAATATGCTGAAGGTTTATTAAGAGATATTAATGCAGAGGCTTTTTTAACTAAAGTTCAACAAGTAACTGGTCAAAACTTGTTTTCAAGTCAAGACAGAGAAAATGCTCCTCAAAATGTAGATGAACTAGAGGTTCATATGCAACTCGATTATAAACAGTCTATTGAAATAGCTGAAGAAGAAGTTATAAATGATGTATTAGCTAAAAACAAATATGACTTAATAAGACAACGTTTTAACTACGATTTAACAGTATTAGGTATTGGATGTGTAAAAACTAGTTTTAATAGATCTGAAGGTGTTGTTGTTGATTACGTAGATCCAGTAAATATTGTATATTCATATACTGAAGATCCTAACTTTGAAGATATATACTATGTTGGTGAAGTTAAATCTATAAGTCTACCAGAGCTTAAAAAAGAATTTCCTTATTTAACAGCTGATCAATTAAAGAAAATACAAGAGTATCCAGGTAATCAAGAATATTTAAGAAACTGGAATGGAAAAGACAACAATAATAATGTACAAGTTTTATACTTTGAATATAAGACTTATGCTAATCAAGTCTTTAAAATAAAGCAAACACCAAACGGTTTAGAAAAAGCATTAGAAAAAACAGATACTTTTAACCCACCAGAAAGTGAAAACTTCAAAAAAGCATTTAGAGCTATTGAGGTTCTTTACACAGGTGCTAAAATACTAGGTCATCCAGAAATGTTAAAATGGGAAATGTCTGAGAACATGACAAGACCTATAGCTAACACTGTTAAAGTTAATATGAATTATAACATATGTGCTCCTAGAATGTATAAAGGACGCATAGAGTCACTTGTATCAAGGGTTACTGGTTTTGCTGATATGATACAGCTTACACACTTAAAGCTTCAACAGGTGATGTCTAGGATAGTGCCTGACGGTGTTTATTTAGATGTAGATGGTTTAGCAGAGGTTGATCTTGGAAATGGTACTAATTATAATCCACAGGAAGCTTTAAACATGTACTTTCAAACAGGTTCCATTGTTGGTAGATCACTAACTCAAGATGGCGATCCAAACCGTGGTAAAGTACCAATACAAGAATTACAATCATCTTCTGGTGGTCAAAAAATAAATTCACTTATAAGTACTTATCAGTATTATTTACAAATGATAAGAGATGTAACCGGACTTAATGAAGCAAGAGATGGTAGTCAACCAGATAAAAATGCTTTAGTTGGATTACAGAAGTTAGCTGCTGCTAATAGTAACACTGCTACAAGACACATACTACAAGCTAGTTTGTATTTAACTCTTAGAACATGTGAAAATATAACTCTTAGAGTAGCAGACGCTTTAATGTTTCCTTTAACTAGAGCTTCGTTAGAATCTAGCGTGTCAAGATACAATGCAGCTACCTTAGAGGAGTTAGCCACATTAAACATACACGACTTTGGTATATTCTTAGAATTAGAACCTGATGAAGAGCAAAAAGCTTTATTAGAGCAAAACATACAAATGGCTCTTCAGCAAAATCAAATATACCTAGAAGACGCCATTGATATTAGAGAAGTTAAAAATATTAAATTAGCAAATGCTTTACTTAAACAACGTAGAAAGAAAAAGCTTAAACAAGACCAAGCTGCGCAGCAAGCAAATATTCAAGCACAAGCTCAGGCTAATGCCGAACAAGCTGAGAGAGCTGCAATGAACGAAGTTCAAAAGCAACAAGCAGTAGCTGAAACTAATATTCAATTTGAACAAGCTAAATCTCAATTTGAAATACAAAGAATGGAGCAAGAAGCTGTTATCAAAAAGCAATTGATGGAGCAAAAGTTCCAATATGACATGCAGTTAGCTCAAGCAGATATTCAAGTTACTTCAGCTAGAGAAAAAGAAATTGAAGATAGAAAAGACAAACGAACTAAATTACAAGCGACTCAACAAAGTCAAATGATTAGTCAAAGACAAAATGATTTATTACCAACTGATTTTGAAACTCAAGGTGATAATGAAGCAGGAGGTTTTGGATTACAAAACATGGGTCCTGGATAAATACCATTATTAATTATTATATTATATTATGTCAGAAGAAATAAAAGAAACTCCTACAGGTGAATTAGAACAAGGGGAGTTTAAAATAAAAAAGAAACCTAAAAAACTTGCAAATAAAAAACCGCAAGAAACAATAAAAGTAGATTTATCTAAAAAAGAAGAAGATGCCATTCCAGAGTCAAGCACAACGAAGGTGGATGTACGCGAACTTCCCAAAGATGGCGGCGAAGTGGGAGAAGCACACATCGAAGAGCCGAAAGCTGCCGAAGAGAAAAAAGAAGAAACAGTAGCAACTATAACTGAAATAACTGAAAAGCCAGAAGCTAAAGAAGAAGCAAAAGCTCCAGAGCCAGAGCCTCAACCAGAAATTAATCTACCAGAGAATGTAGAAAAACTGGTTAACTTTATGAAAGAAACTGGTGGAGATATTAATGACTACGTTAGATTAAACGCTGATTATACTAACATAGATGATTCAGCATTATTAAAAGAATATTATAAACAAACTAAACCACATCTTGACCAAGACGAAATTGAATTTATTATGGAAGATAAATTTGATTATGACGAAGATATAGATGAGGACCGCGATATAAGAAAAAAGAAACTCGCGAAGAAAGAAGAAATTGCAAGAGCTAAAAACTTTTTGGAAGAGACTAAGAGTAAATATTACGACGAGATCAAGTTGAGACCGGGCGTTACTCAGGAACAACAAAAAGCTACAGAGTTCTTCAATAGATACAACAATGAACAACAGACCGTTCAAAAGCAACACGAGGAGTTTAAAAACACTACTAAAAATTATTTCACTAAAGATTTCAAAGGTTTTGAGTTTAGTTTAGGAGAAAAAAGATTTAGTTATAATGTACAAAACCCTGAAACTGTGGCTGATAACCAATCAAATTTAACAAACTTCGTTAAGACGTTCTTAGACGACAAAGGTAATGTTAAAGATTACGAAGGTTATCACAAAGCAATTTATGCTGCTAGAAATGCTGATACTATTGCAAATCATTTTTATGAGCAAGGCAAAGCCGATGCAATTAAAGATGTGACAGCAAAATCTAAAAATATAAATCAAGAAGCTAGAAGTACAACTCCTGGTGATTTATTTATAAATGGATTAAAAGTAAAAGCAGTAAATGGTGTTGATAGTTCAAAGTTGAGAGTAAAATCAAAAAAAAATAAATAAAAACTAAAAACTAAAAATTATGAGTTTTGCAACAAGCGGGAGTTTTCCTGCTTCAATTACTCCTATGCCAAACAAAGTTACTGTTCAAGGAAATTATATTGATTTCCAAGATGCTGCGTTTGATCAATGGACACAACAATATTTACCTGAGCTTTATGAGCAAGAGGTAGAAAGATACGGAAACAGGACGTTGTCTGGTTTCTTGAGAATGGTTGGCGCTGAAATGCCAATGACGTCTGATCAAGTAATATGGACTGAGCAAAATAGATTACACGTAGCATATGATAATGTTGCTATAGCTGCCGGTGGTGGTGGTTTTCCAGAGTGCACAGTGACAATTACTCAAGGGGCTTCTAATCCAGCTACATCAGGTATTAGAATTGGTAATACAATTTTAGTTTCTGATAATGCTACTGGTTTAGTTACTGCTAAGCTATTAGTAACAGCTTCAAACGCTTCTGGATATACTTTAACATGTCATGCTTATGAAGCTAACAATTTAGCACAATTAGCAGGAGTTAACAGTGTGTTTGTTTATGGTTCTGAATTTCCAAAAGGAAGTAACGGAATGTCAGGAGCTATTGAGCCTGGTGTTACAACTTACCAAAACTCACCAATTATCATGAAAGATAATTATGAGTTAAGTGGTTCTGACGCTG